CATTATCAGGAAGTTTAATCTTAGGCGTATTCTTCATATAATGCAATTTAAACTTCACATCAGAGAATTCTTCAAACATCTTAGCCCAGATCGGTCGCCAATTACCTGTTAATCGTACGCCGTTCGCTTGACTTCTGTCAGAATTTAGGAATAGGTCTGTTGTAGAAAATAGATCGAATTCGAAGATCGAATCAAATCCGTACATATTAAGATTTTTGACACCAACCTTATTACATAGATAATGAGCTGCCATATGACCACAATTAAAATCGGTGTAATTAGCTACATAGGGTGGAAGTTCTAAATAAAACTCCTTGATCTGATGCGCATGCTTCATATACCAATTAGGCATCATCTCACTATATTTCTTAGGTCTAGCGCCGCAGATCCACATACCCGGAACGGTAACACTACCTTCATGAATAGCCTGACACATTTTGAAATCTACAATAAATGTAGCCTTAGCATCAGGTACCGCGAATGGAGGTAAATTGCAGGTATATTTTATGCCCTTCGAGTCGAAGTCATATAATCCTGCTGACTTACCATTGCCTATTAAATGATATTCCATTAACTCTCTCTAATCTGTTTCATAATTTCATCGTTGCCATAAGCGCCAGTCCAATGCATCACCCTAATTTCCCTTGGAAGGGTATCGTCTTGAATCTGAAGCCTAAGAGCATTATACTTATTAGGTAGTTCGTGCACGTGCACTAATCTGTTCATTGGTACTGATTTCAAGAACTCGTGTAAAACCTCTTGGTCACCACGTAAAGTTGATCGAAGATTAATCTCCTGAATCCACGTAGTTATGATGGGCGGGGTCTGACGGAAGGCAACTACACCAGTATTATAATGTGTGCCGCCTCGCCTAGTGCTCCACGGCATATCCTCTACAAGACCTATTTTTCCTGGCGGGATCGAATCCCAGATATCAGCAATTGAATCTCGAACCTCACAGTCGGTATCTAACCAGCAGACGGCATCATATTTAATACTCGCATTAAGCATCGCTGATGGCTTTTTAAACCATCCTGGTTGTAAAGAATCAAGTGTAACATAATCGACACCTGCTAATCGATTACCCTTCAGTCCAAAATCATATACAATCAATTCTTCAGCAGGCATATGCTTCCGGAAGTTCTTAATAAACCACGGAAGTTGCCATTCGGTCCTTGAATCACATCCTGTTATAAATGCCGTCTTCATAATATTTCATATCCTTCATTATATCTATGCTTTGCATAACATCCCATATCTTTCTGAATGGTCGTAAAACTGTCACGGGCTTCAATAGGCCACGGATAATATTCCTTAAGAAGATCACCAAAAAGGTCAACATGAAAAAATAGATCGGTAGGTGCAGCGTGGTCTATAGACATTTCTAACGCCTTCTTTGCAGCACCTGGGCCAATCGCGTACGCGTGGGCGCCCGGGAAGTATCTCTTAGAAGTAAGCGGACCGATACCTAATGAAATAGGTCGGATATATTTACCATAAGAAGGTTTACCTAAATTGACAACTGCATCAATATGCTCTACCTCAGAAGGAATAGGCCCAAGAAAATAAGCATCATGCTCTAATACCAATACAGATTTACCGCTATTGGCAGCTACTTCCCAACAAGATCTGTGGGATAGAAATGCTGCCATTGCGTTCTCGCGCCTGGAATAGACCTCGTCGGTATAGAAATGATTAGACCTTATACCCAAATCGCCAAAAAGTTGCCCGGGATTATCTTCCGGAGTTACCGCCTTCTGTATTTCTACATTAACATCAAATTGCTTTGCACGCTTAATACAGCTATTCGCTGCAGCTTCACTTTGTTCCATTCCCTCAATTGTTATGATAAGAGATTTCATTTAACTGGCGAAGTCTTTCTGCAGGTGCATTCTTTACCAAATAGCGGTCTGTTATATAACATTTTCATAATGTTTCCTTTGTTATAGTATTATATCATAAACGTGCACAAATGTAAACCCCTAATTGGAGGTAGTACTTTGCAAACCCTGTACTTTTGTGTAATATTGTGTTGTGACTGCTAATCGAGACACTAATTGTTTGCACATAATAGCATCGTTCGGCCATAATCCATGCTCATTAACCAACGCAATCATACGATCTGCACCCTCTGGAGTAATTATATAAGCTGAATTTCCTGCAATACCCTGAGGTACCATTGGGTCATCAATCCATGGCGCAGGTGTGAATTTATCAGGACGCTTCTTTTGCACCTCTTCATGGAACTTCTGAGAAAGTCTGGTAGCACCACGTGGATCGTTTAGGCCTATGATCTGGAAAGAAGTAGTACTAATATCGAAATCGATTTCACGAAGGAAGATCGCATCATGCTCTAGAATAACCATAGGCTCTCCTGAGTCCGAACATTCCCTCCATAACATATAATGTGATAATGCACATGCGATACGCTTTGCTGGGTCTTTTGTAGGATATGGAGAAAGTCTAAGACCCGTGGCTATATCTGTTCTTCTGTTCCGATTAGGATATCTCCACGTAAGGCCAAAACGCTTCATGTAACCCTTAACTTCATCTGGGGTAATAGCATCAAACGGTTCAATATATTCTGAAGTGCTCGCTGCAAGCGCATCAAATCCTAAAAACGAAGTCACATGATCCTTTAGAACAATAGCTTTATAGATCATTTTTACCCCTCAACCATTTTAGAGAATAATATACCGCGGCAATTGCTACCGCGAAAACAAACATTTCATATAGGCTTTGCATCATTTCCTCTTTATAACTGTATACCCAACATTAGGCAGAAATCTATCTAGAATCTCAAATGGCTCAGTTTTGCAATACTCGTTGATACCTTGCCAAATATCTAGGCAAGTTGTAGTATCATGAAAGACGATATATTTTTTAACGGACGAAGCGTGGTATTTCAATTCTTCTTTAGTATAAACCCACCTATGAACCGAATCAATAAGCATCACATCAACCAGGGGACCTATAGCTGCTAATGAAGCAGAACTGACCTCCTTTAGACTTAATTTGATATCATGTTCCTTTGCATACTCGCGCGCGATGGGAGCAAGGAATTTATTATAGCGATGCATGTCAATATCAATCAAATCCATATATTCAGGATTTTGAAGCATCACCGCGGCAGCAGTACCCCCTTGGTGAGTACCAAGTTCACGATAGGTTTTACATCCGCCATTGGTAAACATATGTATCAAAGCATCGTGTTGAGCACAATAGTCTGCCCCATGCTCGCCTTCTTGTTGTTCACGTATAGATTTATAAAATTCTGGGAGGGTTTTACAATGCCCTAATTCTGCATTAATCATAAAGACTCCATTTAGGAAAAGATTCGTTTGTAATTTTGAACAGTTTTTCTTCTGAGAAATGATCAGCAGCTCTCAGTTGTATATGGACGAAATTTGCATCATGATGCCCTGCCATATTTACAGGTCTAGGAACTTCATTAGCATTTCCGATATAATGAACGCAGGTGTTCCATTTCGTATCAAGCTCTGACCAATCAAATTCACACACTTGTAGCATTGCATGAAGATATGGTTGGTCACACGAATAGAATGCAGGAAGACCTTGCATCACCTTTTGATACTCGTTGAATGGAATAAAGCGCTCGCGCGCGATCCTCATACCGACATTAGACCATAACACCACACCGGAATTATAAACTTTCAAATGACCCGATTCATCCCTTGGGTACGGCCTTTCAGGCCCCCAGGAGGAGTTTATACGATCGGCCCATTTCTCGTCATTTTGACCAGAGATCTGTCCGGTAGTTATTGCTCTATTAGCGGGTTGCCATGGTTCTTGAGCAATCGATAGATCACTATTAAAGGTGTCAAATATATTCTCAGTAAGCATCGCCTTTGGAAAAACATCGGTATCAGCAAACATTACATTGTCATATTTCTCATAGATTTCTTCGGTAAAAAGTGGCTTGAAGCAACCAAAATATGGTTTATATTTTCCTATTGCTGAACTGCGCCAAAGTGCATTATGCTCATAAAGATAATCAGCACCAATCTTATCAGCGTATTTCTTCATAGCCTTAACGCCCGCGCGATTGCCTGAGGTGTCATCCCCATCCCAATATTGATATATCAGATTTTTCATAAGATTCCTTTTTCAACTAAATCGTAATAATTTTTGATCTTTTCTTGCTTAGGTCCTGTAGGTGTTATCTTAGTCCTAACATGAATCATATAAGCTCCCGCCGGATCTGGTAGATAATTATCATAGCACCATCTAGGGTCTAGATATGCTCCTTCTGGGTTAATATTTGCTCTGGTTGCAAGAACGTGCATGATACCTTCGTCTTCAAAATGATAAGGCTGATTGAAATTCTCCATCCAGGCTCTATCAGTTAATTCCTTACGTAGTGCTTTTCGTAATTCTAGATCCATCTTATATATAGCTCCACCCCAATAAGGATTTGAAGAAGAAGCTAAAAGCGGATAATTTTTAACCATTTTTGCATGAAGCATTTGCTGGATAGGATTGTATAGCCCAACACCTTGTTGCTCAAAGATATTGACCTCCATACCTCTTGGTACGAACATATCGATATCTAGCATCAAAACTTGATCGAACCCGTCGAACTCTTCATTTAGCATCTGAACCTTTTGACAGGGCGGTGTCAGTCTAGCATCAAACGGTCTACCTGTTATCAGCCTATATTTAGCGCCGCGTTTCCATGCATATTGTTCAATATTTTTGACAGATAGCTTTTCTAGTTCACCAAGTTCACCGTCATAATGTTGCAGGATAATATTACCCATTATAGCTTTTCCACCATTCTATAAAGTTTTTGACACCTGTTTCGATCGGGGTTATCGACTCATAACCAATGCTTTGAATCTTAGTGGTATCTGACCAAGTTTCTTTTGTATCAGCAGGATGCATTGGAGCAAATTCAATAGTGGCTTTTTTATCCAAATTAATCTCGATTTCTTTAACGAAATCCATGAGATTGACTTGCTCACCGTTCCCGATGCAATATAGATCTGAACCCGGCTTAAGATTTTTTGACACTAATTCAATGCCGTTCACAATATCATCAACGTATGTGAAATCACGCTTCATGTCACCATTATTGAATACCGTAATTGGTTCACCCTTTGAGATTCTTTCAGTGAATTCGAACAGGGCCATATCAGGCCTCCCAAACGGCCCGTATACTGTAAAGAATCTGAGACCCGTTACATTAGGAATCCTGCTAGAAGAGAACTGTTGTTCATTACAGGCTTTCGTCCAGCCATAAGGCGATTTGGATGGATAAAGAGATTCGAACTCACGCCACGGTAACGGATGACCGTTCATTACGCACGAAGTTGAAGCATAAATTACATTATCAACTCCATGTTTTTCACAAGAGGTGATAAGATTTTGTGTGCCTATAATGTTATCTAATATATATTCGTCTGCATTGTCCATGGAGTGACGCACGCCCGCACGAGCTGCTAAATGTATGACAAGATCGGGTTTAATCTCATTTATCACAAAATCAAATCCTACAGGTGTTATAGCAATGTCACACTCGTCGACTTTTACTCCTTCTTTCGCCAATATTTTCTCTCTGCTAGACTTGAGGGCAGGGTCATAATAATTGTTAAAATTATCTACTCCAAACACATCGTGTCCTGCAGCTTTAAACTTCAGGGCAGTATGATAACCGATAAACCCGGCAACACCTGTTATGAAAACCTTCATTTTTTAGTCCCTAACATAACTCTAGCTCTTGTATTCGTCACACAGCCAATGTCAACTATGTCATATCTATCATCTAATTGCTTGGCGAGATCTGCAAACCACTTAATATTATTAATACCGTCAAATTGTGTATTATAAACGAATATAAATCTATCATGTCCTAGACCGGATATTACCTTCTCTCTATCTTTTAATGGCATTTCATTCAAAGAGTGAGTAGCGATCATGATTGACTTTTTTGTGTCACATGGTTGTATATTCTGTAGCAATTCTTGGTGTACTTTCCAGCTATTAAATCCAGTCTCGAAATAATATCCTGGATGATTTTCAAAATAGGCTCTTTGCAACTTGTGCATAATAGGAAAATCATAAATTTCATATTTCCCCTGAAATCCTAGACGATGGGCTATTCTACACATATTACCATATCCACCGCCTATATCAGTGATCAGGTTCCATTCACTTAAATTATCGTCTCTTTTAAGGATTAGATCTAAATAATAATATTGCTGCAAAGTGCTTAAGGTGAATCCATTGTAAGAAATCTTAGGATTGCCGAACTGGGGATCCTTTACCTTTTCTACATCCGCCGCATCAAACCCTGCATGATATAAAGCTGCCAATCTAGGCATATACGGGCAAGTCGTTTTGGATATTATGGGTTGTCTTAAGAAATCCTTTGGATGTTCATCCAATTCTCTTTCAATATCTATAAGCATTCTATTCCATAAAGTAGTCATGATTAATCCTCTAACAGATTCTTTGAAAAACTATATCGTGTTGCAAAACTACATCATCACGTTTTATATGGCCTTTTACAATTTTTGAATGTGTAAATCACTTCGATTTAAAGAAATCCATATAAGCCTTATGATCTGGTGCTCCATAGTTATATATATAGCACCTTCGGCGGGGGTTTCACAATGAACATATAGAACATTTATATCTTTAAATATCTTTAGGTTTATCACTATCCTCTCCAAGTTTATAACTCATCATATTCTGGGATCGAAGACCGAGAACTTCATCACAATATTTCAAAAATTCTTTATTTTTCTTTTTTATATCTTCCATCATCTCTTTTAGAATTTCGACTTCTTCTTCAGGGGGAGGAAAATTTCTCCAAGGTGAATCACTATTTTTTGTCATGATAAAATCCTATTAACTGCGCTCTGGAGGGACGAGATTATCGTAGATGCAGATGACATATTTTTGACCGGGCGCTCGGTACTATTATACACTTCATCCGATATTGTCTTGATAATATCATATTTCGGATACGTATCCCATGCAATCTCGCGAATTTTTATTGCCCAATGCATCATTATACTGGAACCACCCTCCAGCCCGGGGACCAAGCTTCTAAACATCTTTGAAGAACATCAGCTTCTTCTTTATTCTCATATTGGTCTTTAAATCTATAAGCAATACCTGAGAATCCCCATGACGAATTCCATTCAGAAGTTTTATGAATGGATGACTTATTTTTGATAATAATATACATGATGTTCTCCTTTATAATACTATTATATCATAATACTAATCAATTGTAAACCCCTATTCTAATCTAATATCCTATTATTTTTAAAACTCATGACATAATGTCTTTCAATAGCTGATCGACATTCTCTCCACGATTAGGTAGTTTATCCTTAAGGAAGAAGTGGACAAATTGACATTCGTTTATCTTGGTATTAGCGGTATAAAGACCATTATATTTCCAATGCATCTTCTTATAAGACATTCCAGTATCTTTAATCCACCAATTCAAGAGTGTCTGATCCGTGCTCCATTTGAAGGGACCAACACCGTCGACAAACTTTTTAAAGTCAGAACGCCCGAGGAACTCTTTAGCACTCTCGGTCCCTAAATAGGAATCAAGCAACTTACTATTGAAAATCATGACGCCCATATTCATAAACTCACTCCCGGTAGCAAAGTCAATTGGGAATAGATCTGGCCATTGCCCGTATTGCATTCTGGAATAATTCTTGATTTTATCCATATAGATTTGAGTGATAGGCATTTCTCTCTCTACCACAGCACCGAATGCATGCTCGGTACCAAAATCTTCAAAGATATCATATTCTGCATTAGGCCGGATATAAACATCAGCATCAATGACACAGATTTGATCAAAACGATCGCGATAATCGAAAGCATTTTCCTTTTCAAAAATAGGAAGAGGTACTTCGCGCATCTGACATTCTAATGATCGATTGGTATTACCTGGATCGGGCTTGATGTTTAGGATAGGTTCTGTTTGTCTTATATAGGTCGCGCCGATCTTATTAGCATAATCCCTTACGGATTTGCAACAAGTATCATACAACTTAGAATTACCTAATTTCACTTGATATATTAATTTTTGCATAGTGCTACCATTTCTCTCGCGAGTGCCAAGGCTTTTTGATATCGGGGGCTATTAAATCTATGATGTGTCACCGGCCTTTTAAGGAATTCCCGGACATTAGTCATAGTACCTTCATTACTTACACCAGCAAAATTCTGGACAAGGTTCTCCCACTCGGTTCTAAGTGAAATAACCTTGAACAGATTTTCTTCTTTTCTTATCATATATTAGTCTCCGATAATATGATTGTAAATTTCTTCCCAATTCTTAAAGATCGGGATATCTTCATCATGAGATAGATAATCCATATTATGACCATGTTCCATCATAATACCTTCAAGACCCATTTTTTGCCCGATCTCTACATTTGTAGGGATATCTTCTATCCAATAACAACCGGAGTCTTTATAATTAGCTAATACCTCAGTTTTATCTGCACCAGTATCAAGGAAGAGAAACCGTTCAAAAGCCGTTTCACCAAATAGTTTTTTGGTATTCTGAATCCGAAGATTTTGAGCATTAATATCCTTTGATAGTGATGTGATCATATGAAATACATATCCATGTTTACGATGGAGTAAATCCACATAATACATAGCGTCTCTGTGCGGAGGAAGAAATCCTATTGCAGCCGATTGATTGAATAATTTGATTAATGTCCTTATACTATTTGGGGACATATCATATCTTAGCCCCATATCATAATCAGAAACATCGGTTTTAAGGGTATACCCTCTTTGTTTCATCCAGACCGTGAAGGCATATTCCCAATTCATAAGGACCCCGTCACAATCGGTAAGTATCACATTGTCGTATTTCATAATATATCTCCTTTTTATAGGACTATTATATCGCAAAAAAGGGGGTATGTAAACCCCCTAATTCAAATTAATTGTATTTAAATATTAGTCCTCTTTGAGGTGTGTAACATATTCTTCAAATTCCTTCGGATGATTTTGTCTAAAATCTGCCGCACTAGTGAATATATGAGTCGCACTTTCTTTAGTTCCAGTTACTACCACTGATGGCCCGTAAGCTGAAGGCTCTAGACTTACATTAGTATTTGGAGGAGTAAAGTCCTCGAAGTCTACAGTATCATGTTCATTAACGGGAATATAACCATTAATGAAAATGTAATTTGTCACGTTTTTCATAGTTTCTTTTTTAATTTCCTCTCCTAAGAACTTTCTAAAGTTCTTCAATTTTCCTTCATTAACCCCTTTGCCTTTTCTTCTAACATCGGCAACAATAGAATTTATAGTCGTTTCTTCAACAAGTTCGACTTCATAAGCTTTCACAATTTTGAATTGCGAATTCGGGGTAAAGACACACCATTCTAGCGATTGAGTTTGATAACCGCTGCCACCTACTCCTGAGGCTCTATAATCTTTACCTTTTTGTCCTAGCGCTGCATTACATACAAAGATATATCCTTTGGTGCCAACAGATCTACCGTATCCATTATCCCCTACATATTGTTGGGATTTGTCCATATGAATAGCCCCGTAAACGCCGTTACCTAACATCCGACCTGTGATCGAGGAATCACCTGCACTAATGACTCGGAAGCCGTATCGCAAGATCATTGATGCTGCGATTGAACCTGTTCCGTGAAACATTGGGTTGATAATTTCTTGGTTCGGATTTGCGTTAATCCAGTCCGTTTGGGATTTTTCCTGAAGAGGGATGTTAACATTAAATGACCTAAGGATCTTGAGACCGTTTCTCCCGTGGTTGTTAGATCTTCTGGTAGTATGCAAATTAGCAGTTAGTGCGTTTAGCTCATCAGGCTTCAAATCGTTCTCTGTAATTTGAAGATCTTCAAGTGGCTTTTTAACACCGGACTTGCGCACGTGCATATCCATAGTATTGAAATTGTGCAAAATTTTATCACTCAATTTAGAGTCTTCACTAACCACGTTATTGTATTTCAAAATATCTCGTACGCGTTTTTTGTCTAAGGTTGTATATGGTTTAATAGGGCTCGCCGGAGCAGTTAATGCAGCAGCCGCTGTAGAAGCAAATTCTTGGTTGTTAAGGTAAGCGCCCGCTAGTCTTTTTCTCATAGACTTAGAAGCTTTCAAATAAAGTTTTTCTGCTCTATTTCTATTACTCCCCACCATCTTCATCCAAGTGATTTGACCCTCGGTCATAAATTCTTGATATTCTCTTCTAAGTTTATTAATATGGGCAGGGTCGTCCATCTTCTCAAAAAGATGCTCTATCAGCTTCATCTGTCTTTCTGTCATCGGGATATCTTCGCCGTCTTCATCTTCTACAGGCTTTAATTTCGTCATCACATCCGCAGCAAAGTCTGCTCTGCTTAGAACAGTTTTAGGCGCATTCAGGATTGCTTTAAATTGACCTTCGGATATATTATCAGAAAGCGCTAGCGAGTTAAAATTGGTAATTGAGGCATGCCTAGAGTCATACGGCGCAGTTTTCACAAGATTGTATAAAGCAGGAGTATCAATTTTATCCTTGAACAGTTTCAAGAATCGATCAATGATCTTTGTTTTCTCAGCTTCTCCGATGTAGGTAGTGCCTGCAAACCCTGCCATCATTTTATGAATAGCTTCATATGGAACAGGAATAGCTTTCTTAGGATCCGGGTCCCAATCGGCCGGCAGTGTTGATCGATTCGGCGAATTATCCCACCAAATCCTTGCAAGGTCTTCGATACCCTTTTTATCGAGCTCCATAAAATATGGCAAATCCAAATGGTGCATCATGGCGTTTGAACCACGGAGTTTCCCCATCTCGATCAGTTTATCCATTAACTTCTTATTCGTGGTGCTCTGTTTACTATAAGGAAGCATAGGTCCAAAAACGCTATATGGTGCATCTGCACCCCAACTATACTGGACAAACTTTTCATTCTTACCTGCAATTGCATTAGCGAGAATAATACTTGCCAACTCTTCAATTTGTTTATCCGTAAACCCGAATTTTTCTGCATCATAGTGCTTCATTTCTAGGAAATCTTGTGCTTGTCTAATGGTGGATTCGTCTGAAATACCCAATAGGGTTTTATATGCATTATACATATAATTAGCCCACCAGGCATCGTCACTTTTACCTAAGACTACCTTTTCAGCATCTCTCCAATAAGCAGCAGTATTTTTACCTCGGTCTTCCTCCCAGAAAGGCAATTCCTGTCTCTTCCAAGAATCCAGTATGCCCTTGACCATTGACACTACAACTGTTTTGTTCTGTCCGGTATAAGAGGTACCTACCTTATTCTTTCCGGAGTCGTTCCAGCTATTTTGATCAGAAGGCTCCCAGAATTTAGCTTGCTTAAAATTCGTATATATGTCTTTACCCGAATTCACCTTTCTAACAATTGCCTGACCGAACGCATCTAAAATATCGATACCCGATCCTACTAAATTCTGCTTACCCAGGGTGCGAAAACGCTCGATCAACCTACCTAATTCCATGCGATCTAAATCGTCTGCAAACCCTTTTAGATCGATAGATGAAAAGAAGTTTATATCTGTTGCCCAATCTGTTGCCCAATGGGCCTGTTTCAAAGTTATATTCGGAGCTATCAGATCTGCGTGGATTTGCGCTTCTTCTGAAATTTCTTCTAGATCTAAATAAGCTTTTGCGATCGCTATTTCAAAAGAGGGAAAGCCGTACGCTCTTTTTTTGATCGCTTCTAAATTATCTAAATAATACTTTCCATCAACGGTTTTTATATATCTCCCGGCGTTGAGGGCGTCGATCAAGAAGTCTTTCTTACCCGTAATCATACCCATTATTAAGCCGCCGGACTGTCCGATCGATTTGCTTCCGGTTTTAAACGGACCGTAGATTGCAGGTTCAAACCACGGTTTTAAATGTTCGCCAATAGCCTTAATTGCAGCAATAGACCCAGCAGAGTCGGGATTGGGATAATCTTTATCGAATTGCAAATCAATATCGCGGGCGATTACATTCACCATTCGCGGCGGCCAATATTGCCAATTCGTTCCCGCCGCTACCTTTCCGGGCAGAAGATCTTGCACGCCGGCTTTTGCCATATTAGCATAAAACTGAATAGCCTCCAGAGTGCTTCTCGGCCTTTCAGACCCTTGAGATATATACCACCAATCTCGCTCTTGCAATTGGGTGCTACCGACAATCTTAACGACCTCGGTATATACTTTTATCCGATTTGCCGGTGCATGATACATTATATGTCTCTTGTTACTAGAGATATGGGCTGAGATTTTAAGCCTTAATTCTGTAACAATCTTGACTGTTAGCTGGGTTCTTTGCACATAATTACTCTTATAGATATCGAGAATATCTTGTCCAGAAGCGCCCTTCTCAATGTAGTCCATTATAACATCAGTACCCGGCCATTCCCGTTTTTTATTCAATTTAGGAGGTAAACCCCGCACGGTTGGAGCTGCGGCTGGGGTAGCAGCTGCTGCGGTTGGAGCTGCGGCTGCGGTTGGAGCTGCAGCTGGGGTAGCAGCTGCTGCGGTTGGAGCTGCGGTTGGAGCTGCGGTTGGAGCTGCTTTACCGGTTGCACCAGCTGATCGATCGATCTGAATACCTTTTGAAAGCATATTAAACTCGGAAGATTTCCAAGAGGTACGCTTTGCATTCTGTCTTAGTTCATACGCGAACTCGCCCATAGTGTGAGTGCCATCAGTTAACTGAGCCCACATTTTTCTAAGTTTAGGTTGTGCTTTCATCCACATTTGCGGTTTAATAGCATCTACCCACTTCTTAAGAACATCCAAATCCACATTCTTAATTTGTCCAGCTTTTGCTTTAACAAGGAATCTGGTTATCTCATTGGGAACGGTAGTATTGATAAACATGCCCTGATCTGACATGATTTTGATGATCAGTGATACATCGTTATTGGTATCTGTGATGGTTGCGAGTCTTAGCTTTTGATCGTCACGGAAGTATTTAACCACTCGATCTTTATTCTTAGCGACTTCTAATAATGACACCCAGCCGAGAAAAGCATAGAAGAAAGCAGTCATTACCTGATTTTCATTGGTAACGAATTTAGCTTTATCTGCTTGTCCGGTGCTTATGTCGTAAAAGCTATTTTCGGTGATATCGGATCTTAGTGATTTAAAGGACTTCATTGGTGTCTCCAGAGTGATATTTGTACTATTTATGAGTTTCTAGTACTTGGGATTCTTCGCGAAGCTTCTTCAGGTCAGATATTACCAGTTTGATCTTTTTGTCCTTAAACATACTCAGAATTTTCTTCTTATTTCTTTTCTTGTTTTTCGGGTCAAAACGAGCAAATTTAGTCATTGAATTTTTCCTCTCTTTCATCTTCGATATATTCTTTTGTCATAATATAGTCACGTACCTGGTCAGATCTGACAATGTCTTTCCATTCAAATTTCACAACATCATAGAAGCGCATTTGCTCAATGATTTGTATGAATTTCTTAATACCTTTTTTCTCATCGTTATACCTGAAATCGGACTGTCTATAATCGCCCGCAAAGATAATTCTACAGTCTTCGCCCACGCGCGTGATGACCGAATCCAATTCATGAAAATTCATATTTTGCATCTCATCTACAACGATGATACAGTTATCAAAGGTTTCTCCCCTAATATAGGATGTGGTATCAAATCTCAACTTATTAGCTGATTCTAGTTTAGGATAAGCATTCTTGGTTTCAAATATCTGATCACAGAGGCTTTTATAAATTCGGGTATAAGGCTCTTCCTTTTCCTCCTTAGTTCCAGGTAGTGCACCTGAGTCACGAGTAGGAACAAGTGATCTAATGATAAGAACGTGATGATATTTTTGGGGATTGGCTAACATTTCAGTAAGAGCGAAATGAAGGGCCATAAAGGTTTTACCTGTACCGGCGCTACCGGTTAAGATAAGATTTTGACCCTCGAGCCAAGCATTATGTGCTAATTCTTGATTTGGGGTATATGGCGAGAACTCTACAACTTCATCTGGATATACCTGTGCTGAGTTGTTTCTTGCTTTTCGAGGGGATGGGGTCAAAGCCTCGCGGTATTGATCAGACCGTTTCTTTTTACTCATATTAATTCCTAATTGTATTATTTTTGCCAGAATGTTTTTTGATTCTGCCTAATAAATCTTTCCATCCATTACCAGCTTTTCTTAGCTGATCGCCATCACGGTTCGAAATAAACGCATTCCCCTGTATGACATGTATTAGATCGGGATTTCCTTTAAGCTCGGCTTGAAGCGTATCAAATGAACAGATGCGCGTATCTACTTCGCCAGTTTTGGTATTTTCAACTGTATAAGTTGGCATTATTAAATCCTTTAAATAAGGTGAGAGCCGAAGCCCCCACCCGTTTAGTTAAGAAATCCTTTCTATGTATTTACGTAGGTAGTCTCCTTTTTGTCGAACCTTGTCAGATAATGAAATATTCCCCTGTCGTTCTAAACGATCGATGTGGTCTTCAATATTATCTAAGTCCTGATATAGGCGTTCGATCTGGATGTTTACCGTATGAGACATAAAGGTTTTTCTCCTTGTTATGGTAGTCTTATGCTACCTTGTTAATATTCTCACCTACGCATTACAACTACTGTCCCCGTCCTAGGACAGAGGACAATTCTAGATTAGATTTGGAAAGGCTGTATTAATAACTTTTGGAGTTAAACCTGTGATTTTCTTCTTGTTGATCATATTGACCAATAGCTCGGCGTCTTTAGGGTGGACACCTTCCAGAATACCTAAGAAAATTGATTCTCTTTTTGTGGGCGTCAGATTTTTACTGATATTACCCTTTGCAAAATATTTGAATTTCTTATGCTCGCGGCCCAAATCAGAGGGATGATTATGAGGATCTGACGCGGTGAACGGGGCTTTACCGCCAGGTAATTCCCATTGAATTTTAGGGTCAAAAGTCCCCTTGAGAACATCCTTCAATGCCCAATTTTCGAATTTCTTCAGTATAGCTACTTTGTCTTCAGTCTTCTGTGCTGCAGCAGCTTCTTCGATCACTTCAAATACGTATTTCTTTATTGCCATATTAATTTCCTATTGTGTAAATTCCTGTACATTTTCTATTAATAATCGACAGTTGTTGTCGATTAGATAAGGTAGAACCATATTACCACGATCGCTCGGGTCCTGTGATTCAAAGGTATTTATGATTTCTTCGCGTATAGATTTAGGGCAATGTCGTTCTTCTGTCAAATCTATCATAGTTTTATTCCGGCAATAATTTCTGAATACCTCTTCTCCAAGGGCCTTAGGATCTTCCATTAGAATAGCCTTTTTCTTGGCAGTCAGAATAGTAGCCTTTCGGCCATCTTTTATTTGTTGGTCATCGGATAAAACATTAGGCACACCATCGCCCTTACACCCGCGTAAAAAGTGGTCTTTACGATACCAAATCGGATCTGCCTCTGTCACATCTTTCTTAGTAATAGGTGAATATTGTGATACATTGCTATATTTTTGAAGCTGAATGAAATCTTTATCGGCAGAGATAATTTTGATATCCTCATGTCTACCAAATTCCTGAGTCATGTGGACTAATTCAGCAATAGAGTCATCTGCTTCACATCCCCATTGATGGATAACTTTATAAGGAAAACTAGTTTTAAGACCATTCAGAACGCTACCAATACTCTTAAATGCCAAGTCCCAATCAATCTTCTGCTCTTGACGAGTGGTCTCGCGCTTGGCCTTATATTCAGGATATAGCTTTTTCCGCCAGTTTCCACCGCCGTCTGCTACAATTACAATCTCACCAAATTTTACACGATATTTATTTCTATACATGCGTATGCTATTCAAGATGAAATGGCGGAGCAGATTTTCATCCTCGTCTGCTACCGCACCCATTACTATTGGGGGTATTGCGATACCACTAAAATCTATAATTATCATTTCATTATCCTATCGACTGCGACCTGTACTGCGTCCCCTGTTGCGACCTGTACTGCGTTCCCTGTTGCGTCATATGTTGCGCCCTCTGTTGCGCGCTCCGTTGCGTCATATGTTGCGTCAGGTATTGCGTTCCCTGTTGCGTCCCGTATTGCGCCCCATGTTGCGACCCATGTTCCGTCATGTGTTACGATCTTTATTGCATTTGGGTTCATGATAAAACCCTATTTATCTTCCCGGCAAGAGCCGCGGCAAGGTCCGGCGGCTTCGTATCAGGTTTACATTCTTCATGGCCTGTAAAAGACGCTGTGCACTGAAACCAACCCCCATCCCAAGCAGGGTCTCTGGTTCTGACACGAGTTAATTCGGAGACAACCCAATAGTTCATTGGTTAATATTTTCCTGCATATAATTTTTAGTCATTTTTTTCACATTAATGATCGGGGTACGATCGATATCCTCTAGCCGAAGCTTATGAAGTTGTAAATGATAAGCGCCTACGAAAGCTGCTAATACACAGAATGTGAATGTTGAAGCTGAAATTAAGAAGATGAATGTTACCATATCGTTTGTCATATTGTGCCTCTTTTGTTTAAATATAATACCATTATATCACAAAAAAGGGGGAATGTAAATCCCCCTGTGCACTTAATTTGAATTTTTATTATAGTTTTTTCATCACTATTTGTCTTTGTTCCATATCCATAACAGTCACCTTTGCCTTATTAACTAGCAACCAATCAAAGACAGCATCGGTTACAGGTTCTTTCCCGGCATCATTAACCCATCCTAAATCATCACACATAATAAGACCACCGGTCTTCACCTTTTTGATATATGCGTTAAGATCGTGGTTTACAAATTCATATTCGTGGTTGCCGTCTATATAAACCCAATCTAAGGATTCGTCTTCTATTTCAGATACGGCATCTTCTGAAGATTTTCTTATCCATACTCTTTCACATTTTACATCTATAGCATCAATAAGTGACATCGCCTCTTTGCGGATTTGGTCCATATCGTTTTGGGATTTTGCAATTTTTCCACCCCACCAAATGGTAGGATATTGTGGCCCAAATTCGTACGGGTCTATAAGATAATATTTTTTAATACGGAGATTTTTTAGGAAATGTTCAGTAAGAGCCCCCTTCCAGACACCTATCTCACATCCTATGCTATTAGGTCTTATAAACTTAGTTAGAAATAGTTTTCTCTGCTTCATACTGTTCTTTCACTCGCTTAATGTGCGATCTATGAATCCGGCAGTTGATAATACCATTCATCCAATTGTCATCCAGGAGAACATTACGTGCAAATTGTTCACGCGCTTCAACATAACCTAATTCACCTTTAGCTTTACCAAAGTATATTATCTCTCTATGAAAGTTCTCTTCACCGTGCTCTAGTAGAAGTTGTTTGACTAGGTCGGACGAACCATAATATTTCATCCAATCAGATTCTACGATCTTCCTACGCTTGAGCTTCTTACCCTTAAGAGGAGGCGATGTTTTCCTGGACCAAAAAAGCTTTTTGCCTAGATACATCTTCTTCGTGGATTTGTCGGTGATTATGTATACGAACCCCATCCAATCGTCTAATTCACCTTCTTTAGGCTCATATGGCTCGCCTTTATAATACCATGTCAAATCGCAGGATTCTCCAATTGATATACACCTTCTTTTAGATTAAAGGCTTCCATGAGTTTCAAGAACTGACGCGGAGTAATAGTAATTTGATCATATATTTCCCATTCGGGGATTTCATGATCTTCAATAGATTTAACATGCCACTGTCTGAGATTGACTACATCAGTGCCAATTTCTACCTCAAGTTCGTCACATTTATCTTCATCATCTAGGATGGTGATAATAGTGAAATCCTCTTCATGTTCTATTGTGAACATTAAACTGCGGTGCCTTCTTGACCCATCTTAAGTCCTACTCTTATATAATTATTCTGCAATTTTACTGCTAGTTCTCTTTGAGAGTACTTATGATAGAATAATGGCATTTGCTCTAATAATTCACAGGCTTCATCAACAAATAGTGGTAGTGGGTCAGTCATTAGATTCTCCTAATTAGAAAAAAGTATAAAATATAGGTCGCTAGATGTCCTCATTATAAACTCAGTGGCACTTTAATAATTGTAAATCTCAACTTTCACAACTTTGACAATGCATAATATCTCGCACCAATTCTTGAGCAGGATTTGAACTGCGTTGGTAATACAGGGTCTTAACACCAAGCTTCCAAGCCTCGATCATAAGAGCATTGATATCCTTAATAGGAACCTCTGGTGCAATCATAAGATTCAAAGACTGGGATTGATCGATATATTTCTGTCTTCCTGCTGCCTGTTGAACGACAGATAACGGTGAGATTTCTGAAAATGTTTTGAATACATCTTTCTGTTTTTGTGTTAGCCAGGTAAGGTGCTGAACGCTACCGCCACTGACTAGGACACTTCTCCAAATCTCTTCGGCCTTTTCATGGGAGCCGGCGTACTCATTAATAATCTTACCTAGATAAGGGTTTCTCCAAGTGAATTTGCCCTTTGCAAGATCCTTAGTAAAGTAATTGGATGCAAGAGGTTCAATAGACGGGGAAACCTGTCCTAGAATGAATGAAGAGGAGGTGGTTGGCGCAATAGCTGTTCGTGTAAGGTTCCGGACGCCATATCCGAGAAGTCCTTCAGGCTCACCATATTCTACAGCTAATTCTTTCGATGCCAAGAGCGATCTATCATCAATAAATTTTGATATTTTGACCGCTTCCATATGAGCATCAAACGATTCAAAAGGAATCATTTTAGACTGTAAATACGAATGCCAACCTAGTTGTCCGATCCCGATAGCTCTCCATTTCAAAGAGAAGGCTCGCGCGGGTTTCATGTGTGGTATGTCTTTAATTTTTTCGATATATTCTTCCATGACTGCATCAAGGAAGAAGGTCATGACCTCAACCGCATCCGTTTGACTCCATTCATCATATGTCAAAAGGTTCATGGATGCTAGATCGCATACGAATGATAGATCTACAGTAGAAGGTAAACAAATTTCACTACAAAGATTAGATGCCCAGATAGGGAGATTTAAATCTTTAAGAGCTTGGGGTTTATTATTGTTGACCGTGTCGGTCCAGAAGATATAAGGATATCCTGATTCTTTTCGTTTTCGGAGCACCCTCGCCCACACCATGCGCGCGTCATGATCGCCATCAATCATCTTCCGCATGAACTCGTCTGATACGCATACGCCCATAGACAGGTTTTTAATATGTGAGCCTTCTTCTCGACATTCTAGAAATTCCATAATGTCGGGATGATCAATTGGAAGATAGACAGCACAAGAGCCCCGGCGAACGTTGCCCTGTGAGATAATGTCCACCATCGTTTCAGTAACATTTGCATAATGGACGGGCCCATCAGCTTTGCCGCCAGATTTGATTGCCGATCCTCGGGGTCTAATCCCTCCAAGATAAGCAGAAGTACCTGCGCCCAACTTCGTCTGCATACCTATCTCAGAGTTCTTATCCAAGATAGATTCGATCGAGTCATCAATATAGACTCCATTACAGGAGATAGGTAAACCCTTCTTGGTACCAAAATTGCTCCATACTGGTGAAGATAAGGAATAATAACCTTTACTCATATAATCATAGAACTTATCTGCAAATCCGTCCATATCCAAGATTTCTCCGGCGGTCTTTGCTATCTCTCGTACGCGCTCTTCGACAGTCATATTACCATCAATATATCCTCGCGAGAGAAAGATCCTAGAGTCTTCGTTTGCCCAGTTAAAGCCCATTCTTATTTCCCTTTTTTCTTAAGTCTATACATCACTGCTGATGCGTTCCATATCTCATTGAGACATTTTTCTTGAAAATCAATACTGTCCTCGAATTCGAGGTCCCAGACCTCTCTTAGAATACAAAACAGATCTTTAAGATCTCTTTCTGTATCTGGTCCTGGTGTGATCATTTCTTTTGCTTTTGATTTGATCATCATTCTTGTTATTCTGTTCATTTCTTTCTCCTAAAACAAATCGTCTACCCCGACCCCTTGTCCTTTTGCATACTCGACGGGTCTTTTCTGAAAGAAGTCTGTCATATTAGCGCCAAGTAATTCTTCGTCGAACCAATAAGTTTTATGAACGGCATCTTTATCATAATAGATAGAACTATTATCGAATCCGATATCTGAGATTGAATCTGCCATTCTTTTAGCAATGAACGCCTTTAGAATATTAGCATCCAATCCTTCTACATGATAATCGCCCATAATCCAGTCGATAACACGACTTTCAGCTTTAAGGGATTCGACACACTCATGTTCAATTCTTTGCTGTAATTCGTCATCAAACATTTCCGGATATTCGGATCGCAATGTTTGAATAAGTTTAATACCTACCTGAGCATGAAGAAGCTCTTCGTTTCTGGTATATTGTACCTGTTGAGCGCAATCCTTCATCACAGACTTATTTCTATTCATATGCATGATGATATAAAACTGAGAGAATAAGCTCACGTTCTCAACGAATAGCGTAAATAGAATAATAGCGTAGATGTATTGTTTTTTATCATCCTCATAAACTCGTTGATTATATTTACGAAGATATTCGACTCTTCCCTTAATAACCTGCTCATTGAGATTCTCTTCAAAGATGTGAGTCATATGGAGCACATCAAGAATCTTCTCGTAGGCCATATTATGAATAACTTCAGAGTTCGCCATTGCATAGCCCAAATCCTTGATAGAAGGATGCGGCATATGGTTACCTATTTCGGCCCAGAAGGTTTTAACCGCAATCTCAATCTGACCTATCGCAGACATCGTCCGGATGATAATTTGTTGCTCTTCTTTTGTAAGATCAGATTTGAATTGAGAGTAATCACTTCTAAAATTGAATTCGTCGGGGGTCCAAAAGCCTTTCCATATGGCTTCTATAAATTGCTTGGTCCATGGGTACTGGTCAGGTTTGCGTGAAATCTGTTCTTCGAATAGCATTATCTCTCCGGAAATGTCTGGCGTTACTTTTATAGATGATTATTATACAACATTTCAGGGGAGTTGTAAACCCCTAGGTATTATTTAGTAGCATTTTTTTCATAATAAACAATGATCTCATTCTGTTGTTTTAGATATCTCTTTATATCCGCAAGGTTGAGGGATATGTTCTCATACCCTTTAACGTTAGTTGCAACAAAAACAAGTTCACCCGCATTAGCCTTCTTAAACTCTGCAATGAAATCGTCAAGGGTATCTTCAGTCACCACGTAAAATTTAACATCATTCATAACTACCGGACGCGGTCGCTCGATAGCAGGTATTGTTTTTGTAATTATCTTAGTCTGGATTATCGTCTTAGGCGTTGTCGAGCATGCACTAGCGACCAGTAATACGCTCAAAATCACGAAACTCTTTAGCAGTTGCATCATTTATCTTCCTCTCTATCAGACCGGGCTTTCTATTGGCCAGTTTTTTCAGGTCATTATTTGCTAATACTTTTCTTAATTCTTCTTGGTCGTCCGTGGCCTTATCTAGCCCTTCTCTAAGTTCGGTAATATTTTTTCTGTTCTCAGCTGCTGCTTTTTCAATTGCATCAATTGTCTCATTGGATGTTTTAAGAGCTTCCTGAGCTAGTCTAGATTCAACTTCTAGTGTTGTAATCTTAGTCTGCATCTTGGTCACATATATATAACCTCCTGCAACCAGAGCCACAAGGGCTACTAATGCAAAGATTGCGGCATATAATCTGAATGAGCTTAGTCCGAACATTTTAATCCCTTAACTTCTTCTTGACCATTTCCAAGCCCTTCGCGCGAGCTATATTCTTCTTATCATGTTTAGCTTTTTCGTCCGGTGTAGCTACATGCGGCAAATGGTTAAAGTATAAATCTTGGGTAGCTTTTTTACGATAAGATTGCGCAGTCTCTTGACTGATCTCATCTAGCTCTTGTGATTCTTTAAAGTACTTTTGGAATCGCTTAAGAATCATCGGAGGCTTATCCTTCTT